CGCACACCGTGAGCTTTGGCCGGTTCTCGGGCGGATCTCTGTACGAAACAGTCCGCTTGAAGGCAGGCGAGGCTGCCGTGTTGCGGCTGGCAGCCGGTGACTACGCAGCGAGCTCTGCCGTTGCTGGTACTCGGCTAGTGCTCACTGTCTATGAGGATTGACCGTGGCACAGAAACCAGACGGCAAATCAGCACGCACTGAGCGGGTGACGTTCACGCGGCCCGCTGCGGAACGGATTGCCAAGGTAGTACGCCAGGTTGAAGGTGGCGACCGGGACACGCCGGGCATTTACTTCGGCTCGGCACCTGGTGCTGCTGGTGCAAAGACCTTCCGCGTCTGCACCTTCACGGGCGCGTGGGCTATTGGCGACACACGCAGCGTCACCTTCAAGAACCAGACAACGACGCCGAACACGGTCAGTGCCAGCAATCTTTTCTGGCCGATCCCTGAAGGCCCACAGCGTGACTGTGCAATCGCCAAAGAAGGCACGGCGTGGTATCTGCTGGTGCCGCAACTCTACGCTGCCAATGCGGCGACGGCGGCCACGATCACTACCGCTTCGCTTGAGTTCAAGACGCTGCCCGTGGTGGCGCTGGCAACTTCTAGTACGGCTGTGTTCTCTGTCTCTGTCACCACCTGCTCAACGGCGGCTTCCTGATGGCACTCGTAGTAGACGGCGGCGGGCTTGTGAACAAAGGCAGTGCGCTCGGCACAGGGCAGGCGTGCTGCTGCAATAAGTGCTCTGGCCCGTGTGACGAGGAGAACCCGTGCGGCGAAGGCTGCACGTGCATACAAGGGCAATGCTTTCCAAATTGTGCCTTGGTGGGCAACGGATGCCCTGAAGGATACGAATGTTGCTCGCAGTTAGTTGGAGTAGTCAACAATACAGCGGTGCTCGCAAACGTCTGTTTGCCGGTGTATCTAGATGGCCCAGAAGGGCAGTGCTGTTTCAATTTTGGTGCGAACTGCAATCCAGCTTCTAGGACGTTTGCTGACTGCTTTTGTACGCATCCATATCCATACAACAACGAAACCGTGTGGATTGCTGGCCTGTCGTGCGATGATCCTTGCGGCAACCCGTTCCCATGATTTCAGGTAACGCCAAATTGTTTGCTGCACGATGTTCCCAGCGTGGCTACACGCTGGACGAAGTGCGCGCCTGCATCGTCAGCCAAGACGGTGACCAGATCACGGTTGACGAGACGCACCCGGCGTACCCGCGCGAGCCGAAGCCGGGATTCGTGCCGCCACAAGCAATGGCCGCACCGCAACCGCCAGCACCAACCCACGGCCCCGGCGTGGAACTGAAGAAACTACTCAAGCTCATCGGCATCACGGCCACGCCCAACTGCTCCTGCAATGCCCGTGCCCGCAAGATGGACGAGGAGGAGGCCAAGGAACCCGGCTGGTGCACCGCCCACCTAGACGAGATCGTCGGCTGGCTACGCGAGGAAGCGACGAAGCGAAAACTGCCGTTCCTTGACGTTGCCGGTAGGGTGCTGGTTCGCCGTGCGATCAGCAACGCCCGCCGTGCCCAAAAACCTGCGGTTGACTGATTAGGCTACAAGACCAGAATATAGCGCATGTCGGAGGATCACCACTTTCTGATCAACGGGATGCGGTGGCTGGTGCGTTTCACCAGGCTCCGAGGGCGGGCGGCTGGCTGGGCATATCTGCCGGACGCAAATAACCCATTCAGCGAACGCAAGATTCTCGTCGATTCACGGCTGAAGAACAGGGCGAAGCTCGAAACCGTCGTCCACGAAATCCTCCACGTCTGCTACCCGACGGTCAGCGAGGAACACATCACACTCAGCGCCCGCGACCTGGCGAGGGCACTCTGGGCTCTCGGCTACCGCGAAAAGGAGTAATCGCATGGACATCACCGCCCTTGTCAGAGCGAACGTCAAGAACTACCACCCCGGAATGCCGACGTGGTTCGACGCCCTCCCGCCGGACGCCAGGAAGATGCTTGGCAAGGTTCGCGACGACTACGCCGCCGGGGCGATCCAAGGGCAGAAGCGAGCCATCGCGAAGTCAATCATGGGCGTTGCCGCGAGTAAGGGCTGGAAGACGTCCGGGGTCCAGGGAGTCATCGCATGGCTAGACGCCGCCGCAAACAAGAAGACCTGACTGCGCAGGTCGCTAGACTTGCAGCAGACTCGGAGTCCTCGAGGCTCAAGGCAGAATTGTCTGCGATGCAGAAGCGGTACGAGATCGCACTTCAGCGGCTCGACGCCGAAAAGCAGGCCGTCCAGAACCTCAAGTCGCTCTCCGACATCAAGTCGAAGAAGATCGCGCCGAATCGCCATCGCGGCAAAACGCCTGAGGCGACGGCCGTCCTCGTGCTTTCAGACTGGCACGTCGAGGAGGAGGTGCGGCCTGAGACTTGCCGCAACCTAAATCAGTTTTCCTTGGAGGTCGCCGACCGCCGCATCAAGCAGCTTGTGCAGAAGGCGTCGATGCTGATCGAGCACGAAAAGTCGCTCACCGGCATCCGCCGTATCGTCGTGGCCGCCATTGGGGACTTTATAACTGGTCATATCCATGAAGACCTCGTCGAAGTGACGCAGCTTGCGCCGCTGGCGGCGACCCGCTGGGCTGGCGAGCGGTTGGGGGGCGTGATCGACGCCATGAGCGACATAGCCCCGGTGCTCGTGGCGACGTGTAGCGGAAACCACGGGCGAACGACGCACAAGCCTCGGATGGCGACGGAGAACGACCACTCGTTCGAGCAGCACCTATACCTCACGATGGCCGCGCAGGAGCGGAGGAAGCACGTCTCGTGGCAGGTTGGCGAGGGCTACCTGAACCTTGTCAACCTCGATGGGTTCATCCTGCGGGCGCATCATGGTCACGCAATTCGGTTTGCCGGCGGGATCGGCGGTCTGACGATCCCCATGAACAAGGCGATCGCCAACTGGAACCAGGCCCAGAAGGCTGATCTGGACATACTCGGCCACTGGCACTGCTTCTCCTGGCTCCCGTACCGCTTCGTCGCCAACGGGTGCCTGATCGGCCACAACGCATTCGCCGACCGCATCAAGGCAGAATATCAGCCCCCATCGCAGTCGCTGATCATCATCGACCACGAACACAGACGGGTGACAAAGGTGCTCCCGATCTTCCTCAAATGACAGACCTAAACTACCTCCGCGAAGCCCTGCGGCACGCCAAGAGTGCGTCGCACGATAACGACACGCACGTAGGTGCTGTGCTGGTCGTCGGCAAGCGACACATCTACGCGGCGAACCGACGAGCCGTCGGCCTCGACGGCCAGAAGGCCGACGTTATCGAGCACGCGGAGCGAGCGGCGATCTACAAGGCTGCATCCTGCGGCTACGCCACGGCCGGCGGCGTGCTCTACGCCCCCTGGTTCGCCTGCCCCGAATGTGCCAGGGCGATCGTGCTGGCCGGCATCCGCGAGGTCGTCGGACTCAAGTCCCTGCGGCTGGCGACGCCGGAGCGGTGGCTGTGGCCGATCACCGTCGGCGACGCGATCCTGCGGGCTGGTGGCGTGGGCGTCCGGCTGGTCGACGGCGAGACGGGAGTGGGGATTCGATTCAACGGAGAAGACTACAAATGCTAATCGCCCTCTGCGGCGCCGCCGGCAGCGGCAAGAACACCGTCGCCGACCGCCTGGTCAAGGAGCACGGCTTTTATCACTTAGCCTTTGCCGACCCGCTCTATGAGATGGTTTCAATCGTCACCGGGCTGCCCCGCGAAGACCTCGAGGACCGCGAGGTCAAGGAAACGGTGATTGACTGGCTGGGGAAGTCGCCACGGGAACTGCTCCAGTCTCTTGGCACAGAGTGGGGGCGGGACGCTGTCCACGACCAGATTTGGATCATGGCGGCGTTTCGACGTGTCGCTGACCTCGAGGCTGCCGGCCGCGATGTCGTGATCACAGACGTGCGGTTCGACAACGAGGCTGTCGCTGCAAAGGCCGCTGGTGGCGTCGTGTGGCGGGTAGTGCGTCGTGGCGGCCCGCGGCTGGCCGAGGGCGCCGCAGCCCACTCCAGCGAAGCAGGGGTGCCTGACGTGCTCGTGGACGCCGAGATAGCGAACTCAGGCACGGTCGCGGACCTTAACGCTCGCGTCGATGCAGCCATTTCTATGGTACTTAACGCTACAATACACTCTAGTACCCTGTGACACGCCACGAGCGGCCAAAAAGGCCCGCCACGCACAAGGAGGTGCGATAGCATGGAACCGAAGATTCGTCGGAAATTTAAGGCCGTCCCGATCACGCTGTCGACCTCGACGGCGATCGCCACGACCCTTCGCTGGGACGACGTTGCCGGCGGGGCTCTGGAAATGGGCACCGTCAACACGGCATCCACCACGCTCCAGCTCTGGGCATCCGACACGGTCGCCGGCCCATACGGCCGACTCTATAAGGTGGACGGCTCTGCCGCCGACTTGACCCTGTCGCCCTCGACGACCGAGGCCCGCGTATACGCCCTGCCGGACGAGTGCTATGGGGTCGGTGCTCTCAAGATCGTCTCCGTGTCGACGAACTCGACGGCCGCAACTTGCGTCGTGATGTTGAAGTCATAGCCATGAGCGGCCAGGAAGTGAGCGAGACGCTTAAAACCATAATCGAGCGGTGGGGATTTCCCACTTTGGTCGCCTTGGCGGCCGGGTACGTCCTACGCCAGGACGTTTTGCTACCGCTCGTCGAGCAGCATTCCGCGTTTTTGTCCACGGTCGCCGACAGCCAGAAAGAGATTGCGTCAGCCGTGCAGGAGCAGACGAGACTGCTCTACGCTTTGCAGCCCCGCGGGGCGAAGCAGGGCGAGAACTAGTCGCTAACGCTATATCACCTCCAAGAGCGCAATTCAAATGGCAATGTCGCCCCGACTGCTGCGGCCAAGAGCATCCGCAGGCTACGGCCTAGACGCCCGCGATTGGCAGTCTCGCGTAGTCGCCAACGGCGGCACCGTCTCAGCCACGACGATGAAGGCTGTCGATACCTTCTGCAAGACAATCGTTACGGCGGGCCTCCGCGACAGGTTCTACCGGCTCAACCTCTTCGCGGGCAGCAACCTCAACGCCGCACTGGTGCCGCTGTTTCGCGGGCCAGATCGGACAGGGACGCAGTTCGGGAATACCACCGATACGAATGTCGGGCCGTTTGTCAGCGGGGACTACAGCGAAACGGGAGCGAGCGGGGGGCTGACATCAAACTCTGACACAAAGCACCTGCGCACCGGGCTAAACCTGAACGCTATGGATGCGTTTACGACAGGTCACTTTATGTCGGCGATTGGTGCCTACCCTGGCGCGGCGCAGTACCCGATTGGCGCGGTGGACGGCTCCGACAGATACCTTTTGCAATTGCGCAGTGACCGAGCATTTTGGGGCAGCACAACTGCCACTTCGCCTGCCAGTAACAACCTCATCAGCGCCAACGGAATGGCGACCATAACGCGAGAGTCTGCGACCGCGCTAACGCTCTACAACGGCAGCACATCCGTCGGGACGGCAACCGGCAGCGTTACTCCAGCGGGCGGCAATGCGGAGGTCTACGTTTACCGCACAGACGAGATTGTAGGCAGCTTCCCGGCTTATGTCGGGAACATGAGGGCATACAGCATCGGCCGGGCTATGACATCGGCGCAGGTGGCGTCCCTCTACACCGCAATGCAGTCGCTCCAAACCGCACTGTTCCGCGACCGCCCAAGCAGCGACCCCGCCTTCTCGGCCGTTACGAATGCCGAAGCAAAACTCTGGATCGACAACGTCTACGCCAACGGCGGCACCGTCAGCACCGCGACGGCGAACGCGGTCAACACGTTCTGCACCAGCATCGAATCGGCGGGCATCCGCGACCGGTTCTACCGGCTCAACCTGTTCGCAGGCAGCAACCTCTCGGCCGCACTGGTGCCGCTGTTCAGAGGCCCGTCGCTGGGCGGGACGCAGTTCGGCAACACGACGGATACGAACGATAACTTCGTAAGCGGCGATTACACCGAAACCGGCACAAGCGGCGGGCTTGGAACGGGGGCGACAAACAGCACGAAGTCGCTAGACACCG